GATCAATCGTCTCTCCCGAGACTCTCAACACCGCGCCTGGAACGGTTACGAATGGGAATTAGTATGAATTTAAACCAACCAACCAACCCGGACTCCAAGACCGTCACCCACCGGACGGCAGCTAATGCGAATACGAATGAAACTGTTTCATCAGCGCAACCATTCATAGTTCAACGCTTCTCAGTCCGGGGCGGTTGGTGATTTTATCATGGCAGGTATAACAACAAGCGAAACATTGGCAGGCGAGCAACCGAAGGACGATGATCAACGCCTGGGCTTAACCCAGACAATGAACCGTGTCGGTGGCCGATTAGCTGAACTCACCGTTGAAATGCGGCAAACCAAATCCAAATCGGAGGAACTAAACAGGACTTTCCTCGCTCTAACAGCAGATGTCGAGGAACTGCAAAAAGAATATACCGACCTCTCCGAGTCTCTACACCAACTCGATCATGGCCGGTAAACGTAAAACATCCGCAAAGAAGAAAGCTGTCCCGGTTCGGAAAACTAAACTGTCCGAGGATGAGAAAGAACTCCGACAGCAACGCCTCGACGCATTACGCAATGCGCCTATCCAGATGCCGAAGAGCGTTCTCACCGCAAGAGCCGACCAGGAGAGTAAGCTCGGCACCGGAGTGAAGTGCGGTCGAAGAACCGGATATACGCCTGATCGAATCGAAGCACTGCTGAAGAACGTGCGATCCGGCCTGCCGATTATGCGTGCTTGTTCGCTTGCCGCGATACCGCATTCGAACCTCTATGATTGGATGAAACGGTACTCCGACCTTTCGGAGGCTATCCAGCAAGCAGAGTCGGAATACCAGGCTTTTGCGCTGGGAACGGTCAACGATGGCATAGCAAACGGTGACGGTCACCTGGCCATGAAGCTGCTTGGCGCCAGGTTCAGCGATGAGTACGCAACATCGAAGAAAGTTGACATCAGATCCACGCATGTTCGCTCTTCGATCACCGCTGATCGGTTGATCGGGTTGCAGACTGCGCGGGTTGAAACGGATGTAGTATCCGCCATGAACACGCTTGGAACCGAAGAGCCAGCAGCATTACCGGAGAAAGTCACCCCAGTCTCACCCCAGGACACCGATTCTGCGGAGGATGAGGCGGGGGGTACCCCAACGACCGGGGGGGAGGAGCACCATACCCCCCCCCGCTTAAAACAATCGCACACGGGGAATCCCAAACCATGAACAAAGCGATATTACTATATTCCGGTGGCATCGATTCAACGTATTTGTTGCATGAATTATTGGCGAAGACCGTTGGTTCGGGCAGTCGGCAACGTAAGAATCCGGTGGACGAGGTTGCGTGTTTGTCGTTCAACTACGGGCAACCGCATGTGGACAAAGAGTTGGGTGCGGCAAAGCGAATCACGGACAGGTTGGGGGTGGAACATTTGTTCGAGAAGCTGGATTTTCCGTTCTTACGCCAAGACATGGCGGGGGGTAATCCGGTGGTACCAAATCGCAACATGATATTCATCAGTATCGCTGGGGCGATTGCGAAGTTCCGGGGAAGCAACATGATTTTCATTGGGTGTACGCAATCGGATTATGGGGTGTTTTCTGATTGCCGTCCTTCGTTTTTACGGTCGGCGGATGAGACGCTAATGGGTGCGGCTGGGGTGAATCTGATTTCTCCGTTAGTGGGGATGAAAAAGTCGGACATTGTTGCGGACGGTCAGAAGAAGCACGGAATCGATTGGGCGGAGACCTGGAGTTGTTATTCCGGGGATGATGAACCGTGTGGGGAATGTTTGGCTTGCGAGGAGAGAAATAATGCGTTGGGAGATTAAACGAGTTTACACGTTCGAGGCAGCGCATTCGCTCCCCCAATTACCCGAGGGACACAAGTGCCGCAACCATCACGGTCACTCGTACACGTTGACGGTTTGCGTTGGGGCGAATCGGTTGAACCCCGACCGGATGGTTGTGGATTTTGTCGAGATCGACGAAGTGGTTAGACCGTTAGTTGATGGGTTGGATCACTCGAACCTCAATGATCGGTTTAAGTATCCGACATCGGAGTATCTTGCGCTTTCGATCTACAACGAGATCAAGCCGGGGTTACGGATGCTTGAGTGGGTTGAGGTATCAGAGACGAATCGATCAAGTGCGAGAGTGTTTTGCGATTGATGTTGGCAAATAATAGTAGCCCGATATTTCATTATTGGGCGGGCAAATACCCGGAGAAGGTCGGGTGGTTGGTTGGCCCGAAGGCGATGGGCAAGACTCGATTGTGGAATTGGGTGACGTATGCGATGGACAACGATGCGTACACAGCGTGGCAGAATGGTGAGGAGTGGGATGAGGAAGCGTTTTATGGGGCGATGGACGCAGCCCGACTGGCGGCGAGGAAGCCTGAGTGGGTTGCGGTTCCCGATGTTGTGGGGGATCGGAGTGCGACGATTGGGTTGTGGGGGGAGCATTATGACCGGGTACGGAGTTACGGTTGGCCGGTGGCGTTTGTGGTGCAGGACGGGATGGTACCGGGCGATGTGCCGAATGAGGCGGATGTGGTGTTTGTGGGGGGGAGTGACCAGCAGAACTGGAAGTGGCGGAACGCGCATATGTTTTGTGAGAACTTTGACCGGGTACACATTGGTCGGGTGAACGGATTGCGGAGGTTACGGTATTCGGAGCGGATAGGAGCGGAGTCGGTGGATGGCACCGGTTGGTTCCGGGAAGGCGCGGACGGGTTGAAGATGGACGGGTTGAATGGGTGGTTGGACGGGGTACCGGATTTGCAGGAGGAATTAGTTTTTTAACGATGACGTTCGACTAATGCGTCCCCACGAATTCCAACTAACGATCAACCGAATGAATCACTGTAGGAGATATAAGATATTATGGACGGATTTCTTGTATGAACACATCCCAAAATCACGCCCCCCCGGCCCACCGACTAGGTGTAACAAGTGCAGGCGCGAGTACACAACGGTTTACTTTCGGTCGATAAACGAGTGGGAAGTACGGTGTGATAAGTGCCGTGTTTCATATTTATCGGAAATAAAGAATCCCGACTAATGCGCCCCCACGATTTCCAATTGTCGTCTGGCAAGCGTCCGCAGAGGCGCATGGCGGCAATCGAGAGTGCGGTGAACGTGGTGGCGGGATATTTGATTAACGTATGGTTGGTGTATGTGGTGTTTCGGTGGTTGGGGTATGAGGTGGCGATGAGTGAGAGTGCGGGGATGGGGGTGGTTTTTGCGGGGGTATCGTTTGGGCGCGGGTACATGGTGAGGCGGATATTTGCGGGGCGTAATGGATGAGGTACACACATACGGGTTGTTCGAGTTGAAGGCTGGTCGGTGGCGCATGTTTCGGGCGGTGTGCAGTCCGGTTGGCATGAAGATGAGTGGGCGGGCGAATTACGAGTTGGACGAGGAGGAGATGGCGGAGTGGCGGGCATGGGTGATGATGGATTACGAGGAGCGAACCGGGGTGGAGATCGACATGGAGGAGACCATCGAGGAGTGACGGTATTCGTGAAGTGCAAACATGGTCGGTGGCGATTATGGGTACGGTCGGCGGCTGGAGATTCGCCTGCTGGCATGCGGTTGAATCGGGGTGGCATGTTTCCGTATGAGACGTTGTACGACCACCAGGATCACGCTGAAGCGACTTTGCAGGCTGGGCGGTTGCAGGAGTACCTGGATGATCGGGAGCGCGTCCTGGTGGCGAATCGGAAGAAGAAAGAGCGATGGAGTTGAATATGGATACAATCGAAAAGTTAAACAAATGTGTACGGATGGTGATGAGTACGGCGGAGTATTATGACGAGTATTCGGATGTGTATTTGAGTGATTACGGTTCGGTATTTCAGGCGGCGTTATTTGCGGAAGACCCGGTGGAACATTGTCGGGTGATGATGGGGCGCGGGATGATCTTGCCGGGGCATCGGGTATTGGATGTGGGTTGTGGGGTTGGTGGTGTGATGAGTGGGTTGATGGCTAATGGTGTGGAGGATATTGTTGGGGTGACGAACAGCGTGCGTCAGGTTGAGTTGGCGAAGGTGGACTTGGAGTTGGCGGATTTCATGGAGTGGGAGGATGCGGGGCGGACGTTTGACCGGGTGATTTTGTGTGAGAGTTTCGGGTATTTCGAGGAACCGGGAAAGCTGATTGCGAAGTGTGTGGGGTTGTTGAAGCCGGGCGGGATGATTTATGTGAAAGATTTGTGTGCGGTGAGTGATCCTGACTTGGTGCAGCAGGTTGGGTTGGCGGAGTTAAAGACGTTGTGGAATTATGAGAATTACACGGTGGGTGAGATGGTTTGGTTATGGGCGCAGGCCGGTATGCGGCGTGTGGGGGGTGATGATAATTTGTGGCGGATCTCCGATTGTGTGGGGTTTGTGAAGTTTATTAGTGGCGACAGTCAGTTGGGGAAGATGCATTTCCCGGCGGTGGGCCAGGTGCCGGTGAAAGCGTCTGATTTTTTATTCACGAAATGATAGATCGACTAGAACAGCAATGCGTAGACATCGTCCTGGCGAATCATCCGGGCGACAGTTGGGTTTACACGAACGACCAGTATTCGTTCCTCGACGGACTGTTTGTGCGGGGAGGCGTGATCAAAGCGGTGGCGGAGATCAAGGCGCGGGAGTGCGAGTTGGGCCATCACCCGAAAGAGATGATTGGGTGGAACAAGATGGAAGCCGGGCGCTGGGCGAGTAAATCGTTTCGATGTCCGTTTTATTTATTTTCCTACCACCCGAAGAGTGAGGTGGTGGCGGCGTATCGGTTGACGAATGAGATGGGAGATTTTGTGAGAAAGTTCGAGTGTGGCGATTATGAGCAAAACAAAAACAAAGACGAGCGGGAAACCAAAACCGTCCGCAAAACCTGCTGGGTCGGAAACCAAGACCCGAGTCTCCTCAAGAGACGCGGATTGCGATTGCTTTACTGAGAAGTACTTTCAGTTGCCGTTATACGATTGGCAGAAGAAAGTTCTGTTTGATTTAAGTGTACCGGGTGCGCGGGTGGCGTTGAAAGCGGCGAACGGCAGCGGGAAGACTGCGATGATAGCGGCCCCAGCGGCGTTATGGTATGCGCTGATTTATCCTGGAAGCATAGTGATCACAACGAGTGGCGTTTATCGGCAGGTGAAAGAGCAGCTTTGGCCGCAGATCCGGGCGCTGGCGAGTAAAGTGGCGGGACTCGGGATGCAGATCAACCAGACCGATCTGACGATGGACAACGGGTCGCGGATCTTGGGTTTTGCTACTGATCAACCTGGGCGATTTGAAGGCTTCCACGGCAATGTTTTCATTATCTTGGACGAGTGCAAATCGATTCAGGAGGATTTATTTGAAGCGGTGGCGCGAATCCAGCCGAATCGCATCCTGGCGATGAGTTCGCCGGGCGGAACCACGGGTAAATTCTACAAGATATTCAGTAAAGAACAGAAATGGTGGCAACTTCACACCGTGACCGCGTTCGAGTGTCCGCACATCAAGCAGGCGTGGATTGACGAACAGTTGGAGATGTGGGGGCGCGATCATCCGTTGATTCAATCGATGATCTTCGGGGAGTTCCAGGAGACGAGTGGCGAAGGCTTGGTGATACCGTGGGACAGTTTGCAGCAGTGTTTGGATAATCCACCGATAAAAGACGGTTATGAGACGGTGGCGGCGTGTGACTTTGCGGCGGC